CCGGCCCCTTGGCCTGACACCCCCAACAACAGGAGACCCCCATGGCACGTGCGCAAGGCGCGCGGGCGCAGATGGCGCTCGGCTTTGAGACAGTTTACGGCACCCCGCCCGCTGGCGGCTTTACCAGGATGCCCTTCGCCAGCACCTCGCTCGGATCGGAACAGCCGCTGCTGAACAGCGAACTCCTGGGCTATGGCCGCGATCCCCTCGCCCCGATCAAGGACGCGGTGACGGCGGATGGCGATGTGGTGGTGCCGATCGATGCCGCGGGGTTCGGGTTCTGGCTCAAGGCGGCGTTTGGCGATCCGGTTACAACCGGCGCGGCGGCACCCTACACCCATGAGTTCCGATCGGGCGCATGGGAACTGCCCTCGATGTCCATCGAGACCGGCATGCCCGAGGTGCCGCGCTTTGCGATGTATTCCGGCTGCGTGCTGGATCAGCTCAGCTGGCAGGTGCAGCGCTCGGGGCTGCTGACGGCCACCGCCCGGCTGGTGGCGCAGGGTGAAGTCATCGCCACGACAACCAGCGCGGGCACGCCCGCCGATCAGGCGCTGAAGCGGTTTGGCCATTTCAACGGCGCGATCAGCCGGAATGGCACGGCGCTGGGCAATGTGGTCTCGGCCGAGATCACCTATGCCAACAACCTCGACCGGATCGAGACCATCCGCAGCGACGGCAGGATCGACGGGGCCGACCCGAGCATCGCAGCACTCACGGGGCGGATTGAGGTCCGCTTTGCGGACAGCACGCTGGTGAGCCAGGCGATCAACGGCGATCCCGCCGAGATCAGTTTCGCCTATGTCCTGCCCACGGGCGAAAGTTTCAGCTTCACCGTGCACGCCGTCTATCTGCCCCGTCCCCGCATCGAGATTTCCGGACCGCAGGGCGTGCAGGCCACCTTCGACTGGCAGGCAGCGCGCGACAGCACCCTTGGCCGCATGTGCACCGCAACCCTGATCAATGATGTGGAGGCCTATTGATGATCCGCCTGAACCTGACCGCCAGCCCCGAATGGCTGGAGCTTGCCCCCGGCCTGCGCCTGCGGGTCGCACCTCTGACCACCGCGCTGATGGTCTCGGCCCGCGCCGATGCCGCCGTCGAGGCCCTGCCCCAGGATGCCAGCCAGGAAGACCTGGCGCTGGCCATGGCCAAAGCCGTCGCCCGCCGCGCCGTGCTCGACTGGGAAGGTGTCGGCGATGACGCGGGCAACATCATCCCCGTTTCGCCGGAAGGCATCGATGCCCTGCTGGAGATCTGGCCGGTTTTTGAAGCCTTCCAGACCTCCTATGTCGCGCGGGGTCTTATTCTGGACGCGGAAAAAAACGGCTCTGCGCCCTTGCCGAGTGGTCCTTCGGCGGAGGCGAGCGATACTGCCAGGCCTGCACGCAAACCTGCCCGGACTGCCCGGCGCGGCTGAACCGTCCGCAGAGCTTCGAGGGCTGGCAGATCTGGGATCTGGTCGGCCGCCTTGGCGGCCAGCTGCGGGTGATCCCCGGCGCGGTCCTGGGCTGGGACATGGGCGCGGCAATTGCCCTCGCTCGCGCACTGGGCATCGCCCCCCTCGTCGCCGCCGAACTGCTGCCCGAGATCGAGGCGGTGATGGTGCGCAAACTCAACGAACAGATGGAAGGAAGCCGCGATGGCTGAGAAGAGGGTCTCTGTCCGCCTCGTGGCGGAAGGCGGCCGCCAGGTGCGCGCCGAGCTGGAGGGCGTGGGCGCGGCTGGCGCGCGCGGCTTTGGCCGTCTCAGCCGCGAGATGGATCTGGCCAATGCCCGCGTCGCCGCATTCGCCCGCCGCGCCACGCTGGCTGCGGCCGCTGCCACCGCCGCGCTGGCCGCTGCCGGGGCCGCGATGATCCGCTCGGGGCTGCAAACGGTGGACGCGCAGGCCAAGCTCGCGGCCTCACTCGGCACGACCGTGGCCAGCATTCAGGTGCTGGAACGCGCAGGCGATCTGGCGGGCGTGTCGATGGGTCAGGTCGAACAGGCCACCGTGCAGTTGACGCGGCGGCTGTCTCAGGCGGCTGCCGGGACCGGCCCCGCCGTGGACGCCCTGCGCCGCCTGCGGCTCTCGGCTGAGGATCTGCAACGCCTGCCGCTGGATCAACGCATCGCCACCATTCAGGAGGCGCTGGGCCAGTTTGTGCCAGAGGCCGAGCGCGCCGCTGTCGCCTCGCAGCTTTTCGGCGACCGCGCAGCACTGGTGTTCACCCGGATCGACACGGCGACGTTGCGCCAGGCCAGCGACGATGTGCGCGATTTCGGAGTGGCGGTCTCTGATCAGGACGCCGCCCAGATCGAGCGCACCAATGACGCGATCTCCCGGCTGGGGCTGATCTGGCGCGGGGTCTCGAACCAGCTGGCGGTAGCGGCCGCCCCGGCGCTGGAGGCGGTGGCCAATGCGCTGGCGAGCGTGGCGCGCACCTCTGGGCCGCTGGGCATCGCAATCCGGGCGCTTTTTGACAACATCGGGCGGCTGACGTCCATCGCCGCGACCTTTGCAGGCGTCATGGCCGGGCGCTGGGTGGCCGGGCTGGCAGCGGCGGCGCTTTCGGTGCGCGGGTTGGCGACGGCACTGGTCGTGCTGCGCGGTGCCCTGATCCGCACCGGTATTGGCGCGCTGATCGTCGGTGCGGGCGAGCTGGTGTTCCAGTTCACAAGGCTGGTCGCGGGCGCAGGCGGGGTGGGCGCGGCGTTCCGGCTGCTGGGTGATCTGGCCAGGGAAGTGTGGTCCCGCATGGGTCTGGCACTGGATGGTGCGCTCGCGCGCATGTCCGCAGGCTGGGAGGAGCTGAAGGCGTCCGGTCTGTCAGAACTCGAGGGCACCATCGCGGGCGTGGTGAGATTCGGCGACCGGACTGCGGCGATCTTTCAGGGGGCCTTTGATGCCGCCGTGGCGATCTGGGGCGGACTGCCCGGTACCATCGGCGACTTCGCGTTTCAGGCGGCAAACGGGTTGATCTCCGGTGTCGAGGCGATGCTGAATGGTGTCGTCACCCGCATCAACCGCTTCATCGAAGGGCTTAACGCGGCGCTGGCGCTGCTGCCGGAATGGGCGACCGGCGAGGGCGGTGTGCGGATCGGCACGCTCGACCCGGTGGGACTGGGCCGGATCGGCAACCCGTTCGAGGGCGCCGCGACAGCCGCTGGCACTGCCGCAGCCGATGCCTTCTCTGCCGCGCTGTCGCGCAGCTTCCTGGACCCACCAGACCTTGGCCTCGGCGCGATGGCCGAGGATGCCCGCGCCCGCGCCGATGGGTTTCGCGAGGCGGCGGGCATGCTCGCCGATGCCGCCGGTCGGCCGCTCGCCAGTTTGCAGGCGCTGCGCGATGCCATGACCGGCAGCGGGGCGGAGGCAGAGGCCTCACTGGCCAAAGCCGATGCCGCCGCCGCTAAGCTGAGCGAGGAACTTGAAAGCACGCGCCGTGCCGCCGGGGGTGCCGGGGCGGCTGGCCGGGCCGCCGGGACAGCGACCGCCGAGGGCGCAAAAACCGCCCTGACCGGCTGGGCCACCGTCACCGCCACACTGGCCGACTATGCTGCCAAGGCCCGCGACATCGGGGGCGATATCGGGAGCACGCTGGTCGGAGCCTTCCAGAGCGCCGAGAACGCGGTGGGTGAGTTTGTGAAGACCGGCAAGCTCGACTTCGGCGATCTGGTCACTTCCATGATCGCCGATCTGGCCAAGCTGGCGGCGCGGCGATTTATCCTGGGGCCGATCGCCAATGCGCTCTCCGGCGCGTTGGGCGGTGCGGGCGGCTTGTTTGCCAGTATCCTGCACGCAGGCGGCGTGGTCGGATCGCCGGGCACCGGTCGCATGGTGCCAGCGCTGGCCTTTGCCAATGCGCCGCGCATGCATTCGGGTGGCTTTGCCGGGCTGCGCCCGGACGAGGTTCCGGCGATCCTGCAACGCGGCGAACGGGTGCTGTCGCGTCGAGAGGCGGCTGGCTTTGGCCAAGGCCAGTCCGCAGCACCCGCCGTCAATGTCACCATCAATGCCCGCGATACCGACAGCTTCCGGCAGTCCAGAACACAGGTCGCCGCCGACATTGCCCGCGCGGTGTCGCTGGGCCAGAGGGGCATATGATGGCGTTTCACGAGGTGCGGTTTCCCGACAACATCAGCCGCGGGGCGCGCGGCGGGCCAGAACGGCGCACGCAGGTGGTGGAACTGGCTTCAGGTGACGAGGAGCGCAACGCCAGCTGGGCCAATTCGCGCCGCCGTTATGATGTGGCCTACGGCATCCGCCGCGCCGATGATCTGGCGGCGGTGGTCGCGTTCTTCGAGGCGAGAGGCGGCCGCCTGCACGGGTTTCGCTTCAAGGATTGGGCCGATTACAAAAGCGGGCTGCCCTCGCAACAAGACACGCCCGCCGATCAGCAGATCGGTCTGGGTGATGGTCTCGCCACGACCTTCCAGCTGATCAAACGCTATATCTCGGGCGCGCAAAGCTGGGCGCGCAGCATCACAAAACCAGTCCCGGCCTCAGTGCGGGTGATGCTGGACGGCACCGAGCTGATCACCGGATGGAGCGTCGATACCGACACCGGCGTGGTCAGCTTCGCCGAACCGCCCGCAGCCGGGGTGATCATCACCGCAGGCTTTGCTTTTGACGTGCCGGTGCGGTTTGACACCGACACGCTCGACGTCACCCTCGACCTTGAGCGGCTCGGGTCGATCACCTCCATCCCGCTCATCGAGATCCGGCGGTGAAGATCACCCCTCACCCAAGAGCGCTTTGGCGTCCTTGATCCGCAGGAACAGCGTCATCGGCTCCACCGCCGTCTCGGAAAACCCCGCATCGAGGTAAAAGGCCTTCGCGCGATCGTTCAACGCATGCACCAGAATGGCCGCAATGCCCACCTCATGCGCCGCCGCCGTGATCCGCAGCACCGCATCGCGCAAAAGCGCGCGGCCGAGGCCATGGCCCTGTTCGGAAGCGTCAATCGCCAATCGGCCCAGCACAATGACCGGAACCGGGTCGGGCATGTTCTGCTTCAGCTTGCGAGGGGCCAGATCATGGCTGACCGATCCGGCGGCCAACGCGTAAAAGCCGACCACCCGCAGGCCCCGGCACAGCACATAGGTCCGCGAGGCCCCCGACGCCTGATTGGCACTGGCCTTGCGCTTCAGCCATGTGTCCAGAGTCGGTGCCCCGGACGCAAAACCATCGATCTGGTGACCGTCAGCCAAGGGTTCCGGCGCGCGCAGGGGCCCGTCACCCGGCGTCACTTGTCCCATGGCGCGGGTGTGGCCAGCAGCTTGCGCAAACGCTCATTCGGGGCGGGTGGTGCATCAAGCTGCGCCATGAAGGCGGTAAATTGCGCGGCGTCCAAACGGAACGCGGTGCGATCCATCAGGGCATCCTCGGCGGCCTGCCGACTGGCTTCCATCATGAATTCAGAGCGGTTCTTGCCGAGGGTCGCTGCGGCACGGTCGATCAGCTCGCGGTCACGCGGGGTGACGCGAAGGTTTATCAGCGACCGGCGCTGGGCGTCCTCGTTGGGGGTCACGGCAACCATGGCACGCACTCCTGTGATGAATTGACCTCATATGTAAAGACATGAGCTTTACATTTCAACTGCAGAACAGACGCAATCATGAAATCTCTCTCGCCCGCACTGCAGGCCCATCTGGACGCGGGCACCACCACCTTGTCCTGGTGCTGGCGGATCACCCGTGCCGACGGCGTGGCGCTGGGCTTCACCGATCATGATCGCGCCCTCGCTTTCGATGGCACCGCGTTTGAACCCGAAAGCGGGTTTGCCGCCTCTGATATCCGCGCAGACTCCGATCTGGCGGTGGATGCACAGGATGCGACAGGCGTCTTGACCTCGGATCGGATCACGGAAACCGACATCCTCGACGGGCGCTGGGACAATGCGGCGGTCGAGCTGTGGCGGGTCAATTGGGCCGACACCGGCCAGCGTGTGCTCTTGCGCCGGGGTGCGGTCGGGCAAATCCGGCGCGGGCGGATGGCCTTCGTGGCCGAGGTCCGCAGCCTCGCGCATGTGCTGGGTCAGACCGTCGGGCGGACGTTTCAGGCGGGGTGCGATGCGGAACTTGGCGATGCGCGCTGCGGCATCGATCTGGAAAACGCCGTCTACAAGGGGACCGGCGTTGTAACGGAGCGCCTGCGCGACCGCGCCTTCCGTTCCTCGGGGCTGGCGGGGTTCGAGGCAGGCTGGTTCACCTTTGGCACCCTGACCTGGACCAGCGGGGCAAATGCCGGGCGCATCACAGAAGTCCTGTCCCATGGCCTGACCGCTACCATCGCCACCCTGACCCTTCTGGAAGCGCCGGTGCGCGCCATCGCCGAGGGTGACAGTTTCATCGCGCGGGCTGGCTGCGACAAGCGCATCGCCACCTGCACGGGCAAGTTCGCCAACACCCCCAACTTCCGGGGCTTCCCACATATACCGGGGCAAGACGCGGTCCTCAGATATGCGTCGCAAGATGGCAGCCATGATGGAGCCGTTCTGTGATAACCGCCGATCCCGCCCTTGTCATTGCCGCCGCGCGCCGCTGGCTCGGCACGCCCTACCACGATCAGGCGAGCCTCTGCGGCGTCGGCTGCGATTGCCTCGGCCTTGCGCGGGGCGTCTGGCGCGAGGTGGTGGGCGATGAGCCCTTCCCGATCCCGCCCTACAGCCGGGACTGGGGCGAGATGGGCCCGCGTGAAGTGCTGGCCGAGGGGGCACGCGCGATGATGCCGGAAATCACCCCCGACGAGGCCGGTCCCGGCGCGCTGGTCCTGTTCCGCATGGTCCCGCGCGCCGTGGCCAAGCATGTCGGAATCCTGACCGCCCCTGACCACTTCATCCATGCCTATGAGCGGCTGGGCGTCGTCGAAGAGCTGATCACACCGACTTGGGCGCGCAAGATCGCCTTCGCCTTCCTGTTCCCGCGCTCCAGCAGCATCTGAGTTTTTCATCATGGCAACGCTTGTTCTCGGCGCCGTCGGCACCGCCATTGGCGGCAGCATCGGCGGCACCATTCTCGGCGTCAGTGCCGCCACCATCGGCGGTTTTGTCGGCTCATCCATCGGGTCGGTGGTCGACAACTGGATCGTCTCGTCCCTCGCCCCGGCCCAGCGGATCGAAGGGCAGCGGCTCGACAGCTTACGCATCACCTCCTCGACCGAAGGCGCCGTGATCCCGCGTCTCTTTGGCCGGATGCGCATCGGCGGCAACATCATCTGGGCCACGGACTTCCGCGAGGAGGCAAAGACCAGCCGCCAGGGCGGCGGCAAGGGCGGCGGGCCCAAGGTCACCACCACCGAGTTTCTCTACTTTGCCTCCTTCGCCGTGGCACTCTCGGAGGGTGATGTGACCGGCATCGGGCGCATCTGGGCGGATGGCAAGCCGATGGATCTTTCGGGCGTGACCTGGCGCTGGTATCCGGGCGATGAGGCGCAGGAGCCCGATCCGTTCATCGCCGCCAGAATGGGGGCCGCCAACACCCCCGCCTATCGCGGCACCGCCTATGTGGTCTTCGAGGAGCTGGCGCTCTCCGCCTTCGGCAATCGCCTGCCGCAGCTCTCTTTCGAGGTTTTTCGCCCACTGGCCGATCCCGACACGGCCGAAGGGCTGGTCAAGGCTGTCACGATGATCCCGGCCTCGGGCGAGTTCATCTATGCCACCCAGCCTGTCCGGCGGCTCTCCGGTCCGGGCGGTGCCACCCGCGCCCAGAACCTGAACGCGATTTCCGACACCGCCGATATCGTCGTGGCGCTCGACCGGCTGCAAGCCTCGGTTCCGGGCATCGAGAGCGTCAGCCTCGTGGTGGCCTGGTTCGGCGGTGATCTGCGTGCCGGGCACTGCAGGATCCGGCCCGGTGTGGAACTGCCCGTCAAGATCACCTCGCCCGTCGCCTGGTCGGTGAATGGCGTGGCGCGCGCAGGCGCACTTCTGGTCAGCCGTGACAGCGACGACCGCCCGGTCTTCGGCGGCACACCGGCGGATTTTGCGGTGGTTCAGGCGATCCGGGAGATCAGGGCGCGTGGGCTGCGGGTGACCTTTTACCCCTTCCTGCTGATGGATGTGCCCCCCGGCAACACCCTGCCGAACCCGTATTCCGACAATGAAGCGGAGACGGGCCAGCCAGCGTTCCCTTGGCGCGGGCGGATCACCTCTTCACCTGCGGCAGGGTTTGCGGGGAGCGTGGACAAGACCAGCACCGCCGCCGCACAGGTCGCGGCCTTCTTTGGCGGGGCCACCCCCGCCAGTTTCAGCCTGTCAGGGGAAGCTGTCAGCTGGGCCGGGCCCGTTGATGACTGGGGCCTGCGCCGGATGGTGCTGCACTATGCGCATCTCTGCGCGGTGGCGGGCGGCGTCGAAGCCTTCCTGATCGGCTCGGAGATGCCCGGCCTGACCACGATCCGCAGCGGAGCCGCGACCTATCCTGCCGTCACCGCGTTCAAATCCCTTGCCGCCGATGTCCGTGCCATCCTCGGCGCTGGGGCCAAGATCGGCTATGCCGCCGACTGGTCGGAATATTTCGGGCATCAGCCGCAGGACGGATCGGGCGATGTGTTCTTCCATCTCGATCCGCTCTGGGCGGACGCCAGCATCACCTTCATCGGCATTGATAACTACATGCCGATCTCGGACTGGCGCGACGGGTTTGATCATGCCGATGCAGCACTAGCCCCCGCGATCTACGACCGGACCTATCTGCAGAGCAATATCACGGGCGGCGAAGGGTTCGACTGGTTCTATGCCAGCGCCGCCGACCGCGCGGCGCAGATCCGGACCCCCATTACCGACGGCACTACCAGCAAGCCATGGGTGTTCCGCTTCAAGGATCTGCGCGCCTGGTGGCAAAATGCGCATTTTGACCGGCCAGGTGGCATCGAGAGCGGGACACCGACCGCATGGGTGCCGCAATCCAAGCTGATCTGGTTCACCGAACTGGGTTGCCCGGCGATTGATCGCGGCACCAACCAGCCGAACGTGTTCTTCGACCCGAAGTCCTCGGAAAGCCAGGTGCCGTACTTTTCCCGCGGCTGGCGCGACGATGCAATCCAGCGGGCGTATCTCGAAGCCATATATCTCTGGTGGGGTGAGGCCGCGAACAACCCGACATCCATGATCTACGGTAATCGCATGGTGCATGTGCCCGACTGCGCCGCCTGGACCTGGGATGCCCGTCCCTATCCGTTCTTTCCGGAACTCACCGATGTCTGGAGCGATGGCCCGAACTGGCGGCTCGGCCACTGGCTGACGGGTCGGCTGGGTGCTGTGTCGCTGGCAGCACTCGTGCGCCATCTCTGCCTGCGCGCCGGGCTTCCCGAGGAACAAATCGACGTCTCCGAGTTATGGGGCGCGGTCGAGGGCTATGTGATTTCGGCTCTGGAAGCGCCGCGCGCCTCGCTCGGCACCCTGGCGCGGCATTTCGGGTTCGATGCGGTGGAAAGCGAAGGCCGCATCCGCTTCCTGATGCGCGGCCGCATTGCCAACGCGACCATCACCCCCGACGGCATGGTCGCGCCATCGTCAGGATCGGGCGATGTGATGGAACTCACCCGCGCGCAGGAAACGGAACTGCCCCAAGCCCTGAAGTGGCAGATCGCCCGCGCCGACGAGGATTATGACGCGGCTCAGGTCGAGGCGCGGCGCATCACCGTGGACACGGCCCGCATCGCCTCCGAGGCATTCCCGATAGCGGTGCCGCCCGAGGCGGCCGAGCGCCGCTGCCGCCGCGCGCTGATGGAGGCATGGGTCGGCCGCGAAACTGCGGCGTTCCGCCTGCCGCCGTCGCGTCTGGCGCTGGATCCGGCTGACGTCATCCTGCTCGATCACGATGGCCGCCTGACGGAAATGCGCCTCGTGTCCATCGCGGACTCCGACCTGCGCAGCATTGATGCCGTGCGCCAGGACCGCGCCGTCTATGATCTGCCACCCGGAGAGCGGCGCCCGGCCACGCTCGCGACGCCGACGGTGTTCGGCGCGCCTGAGATCATGCTCATGGACCTGCCGCAACTGCGCGACGACCAGCCTGCGCACCGGCCCCTTGTCGCGGCCCATGCCACGCCATGGCCGGGTGAGATTGCCGTCTACCGCAGCGCCGCGACGGATGGCTTCACGCTGCTGACCACCTTTGGCACGCGGGCGCGGATGGGCGTGCTGGCGGCGGATTTGCATGCCGGGCCGGTGTCGCGCTTCGATCTGGGCAATGCGCTGCTGGTCGATCTCTATTCTGGCACCTTGGAAAGCGTCACCGATCTCGTCCTCTTTGGCGGGGCCAATGCGCTGGCCGTCGAGACCGGCGCTGGGCTCTGGGAGATTGTCCAAGCGGGCGCGGCCGAACTTGCCGCAGCGGGGCGTTACCGCCTGACCCGGCTGCTGCGGGGCCAGCGCGGCACCGAAGGCGCCATCGCCAACGTTGTGCCAGCTGGCGCGCGGGTGGTGGTGCTGGACACGGCATTGGCCTCCTTGCCTATCAGCGAAGCCGATCTCGGCCTGCCATGGAACTGGCGCATCGGCCCGGCCTCCAAACCCGTCAGCGACGAGACCTACACCGCGGTGGTGTTTACCCCTGAGGGCGCTGGGCTGCGGCCGTTTTCGGTAGGCCATGTCGAACAGCCGTGGCGCATTGCCCGCAGCCCCGGCGATCTGACGATCCGCTGGGTGCGGCGGTCGCGGTCCTTGGCCGCCGACACCTGGAACGCAGGCGATGTACCACTGGCCGAGGACAACGATGCCTATGAGGTGGAAATCCTCGAGGGCGGATCGGTCAAACGCAGGCTGACCACCGGAACCAACAGTGCGCTCTACACCGCCGCCGAGCAGACCGCCGATTGGGGTGGGCTGCTGGGGCCCGGCGACACCCTCGCTATCCGCATCTTCCAGCTCTCCGCCCTGATCGGTCGGGGCGCTGGGCGGTCCGTCACCCTCAGTTTCTGAAAGCCAGCCTTATGTCCGACATCACCACCCATCTCTTGTTGCCATATATTCTGGCATCGCAGGCCCAGAAGCATGTCACCCACAACGACGCGCTGCGCCTGCTCGACGCCATGATCCAGCTGTCGGTGCTCGATCGGGATCAGACGGCCCCGCCCGCCAGTCCTGCCGATGGCGACCGCTATCTCGTGGCCTCGGGCGCTACCGGTCTCTGGGCGGGCTGGGACCTGAACGTGGCATATTGGGTTGATGGCGTCTGGATGCGGCTGGTGCCGCGCCCCGGCTGGCTGGCCTGGATCGCGGATGAGGCTCTGCTGCTGGTCTACGATGGCGCGGGCTGGATCGGGCCCACCCCGGACGCGCTGCAGAACATGGCGCTCTTTGGCGTCGGCACCACGGCCGATGCCGCCAATCCGTTCTCGGCCAAGCTGAACGCCGCGCTCTGGACCGCCAGGACCGTGGCCGAGGGCGGCACAGGCGACCTGTTCTACACCATGAACAAGGAGGCTGCGGGCGACGATCTGGGCCTGACCCTGCAGACTGGTTTCGTCACCAAGGCGCTGGTCGGCCTCTTCGGTTCCGACCGCTTCCGGCTCACGGTCTCGGCCGATGGCAGCACCTTCTTCGACGGGCTCAGCGTCGACAACGCCACCGGCATCGTCGATCAGCCGCAACTACCCCGTTTCAAGGCCTGGACCAACTTCGACAATTACGTCGGCGTCGGGACCTGGACGAAGATCGGCATCAACAACATCGACTACAACGACCAAGCCGCGTTCGACGCCGCGAACAACCATTTCGTGGCCCCCGCAGACGGCACCTACCTCTTCGGCGCGACGCTGCTCTACAAGATCAACGCCAGCGCCACGGCGCGGATGCGCGGGCGGCTGGTGCTGAACGGCAGCACCGAGATCCGTGGCTCCTTCGGCGAGATCAGCGGCGGCCATGTCTCGCTCGCCACCGCCCTCTGGCTGCAGACCATGGTGCCGCTCGTCGCAGGCGATACCGTCGAGTTGCAGGGGTATTTCCGGATCGCGGACGGGTTTTTCGCGGCCGATCACACGTCCTTCTGGGGCTGCAAGGTCGGCTGATGCACCCAACAGAACCTTGTTTCACACCAACACCAGACCCACGGCCAAAGGATATCACCATGACAGACCGCACCTCATTGCTGCAGGAGGTCGGCGACGCCTTTCGCGATAGCGGCCTGACC